AATTTAGTGCCGAAGATAAGGAAGAGTGGTATAACACAGCAAAAGAATTTCCTGTTATAGAAAAGAATTTAAAAAGCACAACAAGTTCAAACCCGCATGATATTAATATTTTAAAATATGGTTTTGATAGATTAATGACAGGTATATTGTTTGCTCAAGGCTTATTGCAAGATACTATTAGAGGTTTAACATCAACTAGTCCACACAGAGACGCACCAAATAAAATTATAAGTTTACAAACACCAGGCAGGCGTTTACCTGATCCACAAGACAATCCAGAACTTCTAAAAAAGTTTGAAGAAAATGTTTATGCTTTAGAAAAATCAGAATTAGATGTTTTAACAAGAAAGCCAGGTCATGTACTAGCAATGGATGATGGCGAAGATAATGGTAAAAATAGTTTAGTAAGATTAAGAAGTGGTGCTGGTCATCAAATATTGTTAAATGACAGCGAAGGATTAATTTATATAATCAACGCCCAAGGAACTGCTTGGGTAGAAATGACCAAAAGTGGTAAACTAGACATTTACTCAGCAGACAGTGTATCAATTCACAGTGGTGCTGACTTTAACTTAACAGCAGATAGAGACTTTAACATAAGTGCTGGTGGCGACATGAACGTTGCTATTGGCGGTGACATCAAGCACAACAGTGGTAGAGATTACAGTATTACTAGTGCTAAAACTTATAAAACTAATATTGGCGAAAGCATTACAAATAGAGCAGGAACATTCAATGCCAACTATGCTGGCACAAATCAAACAATGGTTGCTCAAGGAACAACAAATATATTAAGTAAAGGTGTAATGAGTTTACACGGTACAGCGGACATAGGTATTGAAGCAGATGGCGGCAACATCTTAACCAAAGCAACACAAATACATTTGAATTCGCCAAGCAACGAACCGGCTGTACACAGTGCTGATATACCACTAACAGCAGAAGAGGCTCAACCAACAGCAAGAGTACCACAACACGAACCATGGGATCAACATGAAAACTTAGATCCTTTGGCATTCTCAAGTTTTAGTACTAGCGCCGGAACAGAACAACAAAGTGTCTATTATGATGCTAACGGTAATTTACAATATAAAAATGATCCAAACACATCAGGAGCACAATAATGGCTGTAATAATTCCTAACACAAAAGACCAAGAAACATTTCCAGATCATTTTATACCCTTGGCTAATCCGCCACTAAGACCAATTGGCTCGAGTGAACAAACATGGATAGACCAAAGTGCTTCTTTTTACACACCTTCTAACACAGGCGAAACAGAAGACATAGGCTTTAGTGGAGATGTGCCAGAGTACACACACTTGGCTCCTGCAATAACCGGCCAAGATGGAGACGTACAAGCAATTTCGCCAGAACTTCAAAACATTGATCCAGCAACACTTGATACTGCTTGGGGTAAACTAGAAACAGTGTTAAACGAAGAATTAGCAAAAGCAAGTGGCGGGCATTGGAGAGAATCTAGAGGGTCAAATAACAATCCAGATTCTATAGGACTATGTCAAGCATTGTGTGGACATGGTGCTGGTATTCCTTGGTGTGCTTGTTTTGTTAGTTGGATATTAGTTAAAGCAGGCATTAATGGATTGAAAACAGCGTCTAGTCAAAAATATAGAAACTATGGAATTGAAGTAGGAACAAACAACTGGGCCAATGTAAGAAGAAATGATATCATTGTTGTAAGTTATGGCGGTGGTAGAGGCCATGTTGGATTCTTTAGAGGCTATGATCCTCAAACTCGTAGAGTAAACATACTTGGTGGTAACCAAGGTGATGACTTAAACATTAAAAGTTTTGGTACATCTAGAATTACATCGGTTAAAAGAAACTGGCGTGTACCAGCAGACTTTGATGTTCCAATGTATGTGCCTAGAGCACCACGTGGCGGCTCATATCAGGATACAAGATAATGCCATTAGTAGCAAGAAAAGACGGAAGTGGAGACGTAGTTAATACTGTTCATGCTGTTTGTATAGCACCAGGAACTATTAAAACACTGTCAGGAAGCGACAACGTTTTTGTAGTAGGACACGGAGCACATAGATTTGGCGATACTAATGAGCCTCATACACACTGTCCGCCAGTTTATTCAACTACAATAAACAGTGCTAGTGATAATGTTTTTGTTAATGATAAAAAGATAGCAAGAGTAAATGACACTTATACTTGTGATGCTAAAGTAGAATCAGTAGCACAAACTACAGTATTTGCTAACGAGTAATTTCTTCTCTATTTGTACTTGCCATCCAGGCGGCAGAGTGTAAACCTCCCCCACACATTTCTTGACATTCGTAAGTACACAGTTTATGACTAGGATCTTTCCATGTTAGTGGAAGTATGCTTTGAATATATTCGTGATTAAATATTTCTTCCGCTGTATGTTTTTCTAAACTGTTCCAACCAACACCATATTCTTTTTCTAATTTATTCATATGTGTCATGTCTTCTTGCTTTGTTGCGGCAATATGATTACACGGCCATAACAGCATTTCAGCATCAATGTACATCATACGTTGTTCTTTAAAATCACATTTGATAGTAGTTACATCTGCTTCTGCTAGAACTTTTTTGTATAATTCCGCACCTTCTTGTGTTATATTCAACTCTACTTTTGTTTCAGACTCTTCTTCTACAACGCCTTTACGAGCCTTTCTAGCATCAGTTTCAACACTATAATCTTTTGGTAATATTTCTTTTACTGTGTCTGACAGTTGTTCTACAGGTATAATTTCACCTGTAACTTCTGGCTCTGCTTCTTTGGCTAAACGTTTTCGTTCACGTTCGTTTTTCTTTTCTAGTTCTTTAAAGTTGTATTCCCAATTTCTAGTAGAAACGTGTTTGTCAAACTCCCAAAAACCCATATCTTTTGCTATTTGTCTTGCTTCTTCTATTTGATGTTCGTTGTGCTTGAATACAATAAATTTCCAACGAGCCTTGCCACCAGCGTCTATATATGCTTTGGCATTCTCCATAACTTTTTCATGCTTAATACCAATTCTATACATTTTATTAGTATCTTCTAGTCCATCTATACTAAAAGTTATGACTTTTTCAACACCTTGTCGCTGTTCTTCTTCGCCCATAACTTTGCCTATTCTAGCCCACACATCAGGCTTCCACATACTACCATTTGTTTCAACATCGATAGTCCACCAATGCCTTGCTGATTCTGTAATAATCTGTTCCCAATCAGGTGTCATAGCAGGATCACCATGACATCCACAAAAAACCAGACTAGGATTGTGGTCTTTATGAACAAATGGCTCCATATCTTTTAAAAACTTTTGCCATTGTGGGAATAATATATGACGAAGTCTTAACGTAGGGCGTACGATACTGGTCCCCATAAAGTGTCTTGGGCATAAAGGACAGGCAACATTACAATAAGTTGATGTTTCTACCTGAAAACTGTTAATTTTACTAAAATCGAACACGAGAATTATATACTCACTTAATTTTTTACATAAATATTTATATGACAACGTACAGAGGCTTTTCAACATCTGGTAATGAATTTGCCAGCGTATCTTACACTGATTTTGAATTAGTGAAGCGTGACCTTATGAATAACCTAAATGTAAGAAAAGGCGAAAGAGTAATGAATCCAGACTTTGGTTGTATTATTTGGGACTTATTATTTGACCCATTTACAGATGATACACATGGACTTATTGTTGACAACATTATGGCCATAGCAGAGACTGAACCAAGAGTAGAAATAATGGAGGTTATCCCGTCATCATATGAACAAGGCATTCGTGTTGCTATGACTCTTAGATACCTACCCAGGGATATAACTGAATCTATGCTGTATGATTTTAACCAAGAAGCGTCAGAAGTATTAACTGAATCACCGACTACAGCAACAGCAACAGGCACAGGATATTAAAAATGGCTACAACAACAAGACAAACAAATTTATTTGTAAGTGAAAATTGGCAGAAAGTATATCAAACTTTCAAAGATGCTGACTTTCAAAGTTACGACTTTGAAACACTAAGAACCACAATGATCACTTACCTACGTAGAAACTTTCCAGAGGACTTTAACGACTTTGTAGAAAGTTCTGAATATATTGCTCTTGTTGATTTGATTGCTTTCTTTGGTCAAAGTTTAGCCTATAGACAAGATTTAAATGCTAGAGAAAACTTTTTAGAAACTGCTCAAAGACGTGACAGTATTTTAAGACTAGCAAATATGTTAGGCTATAAGCCTAAAAGAAACACAACAGCTCAAGGAATGTTGAAAGTTACATCTATGTCAACTACTGAACCAGTACTAGACAGCAACAACAACAATTTAAGTGAGCGTACCGTATATTGGAACGACCCTATAAACGCTGACTACGAAGAACAGTTTAATACAATTTTAAATGCGGCATTGGCAAACAGTCAAAAGGTCGGTAAGCCTGGCTTAGAAAAAACTATTGGTACTGTAAAAACTCAACAGTATGAATTAGCATTGATCCCAGGAACACAACCTTACTTGCCATTCCAAGCAGATATTAATAGAGGCACACTTACTTTTGAATTAGTAAACGGTACAATGAGTGGACAAGATTACATTTACGAAAAGGCACCTGTGCCAGGCAACAGTTTTAATATGTTTTATAGAACTGACGGGCAAGGAAACTCAAGTGCTAATACAGGATTTTTCACATACTTTAAACAAGGTGAACTAGGAGAGTTAGACTTCCAACTAAACTCTGGATTACCAAATATCACATACGACATTAATGTTGATAATATTAATAACAGTGACGTTTGGCTATTTTCTGTCAATGACGATGGATCAATTGCTGAAGAATGGACACAGGTTCCTGCTGTTAATAGTACAAACGTTGTTTACAACAGTTTGAATCAAACTAACAGAAAACTTTATGCTGTCGACTCGAGAGCAAACGATCAAATTAAAATTGTATTTGGCGATGGTGTTTTTGCTGATATTCCTAAAGGAAGATTTAAGTTATACTACAGACAAAGTGCTGGAGCATCATACTCAATTAAGAGTGGCGATTTACAAAATGTTGAATTAAGTTTCAACTACATTAGTAGATCAAACCAACAAGAAACATTAACAGTTGGTTTAAGTTTACAGCAAGGTATTAACACTGCTAGTTCTAGAGAGAGCCTAGCAAGAATTAAACAGTTAGCACCTCAAAACTATTACACACAAAACAGAATGGTCAATGGTGAAGATTATAACATTTATCCGTTAACTAAATTTACAAGCATTATTAAATCTAAAGCAATTAACAGAACATCAAGTGGTATTAGTAGATTCTTAGATGTAAAAGATTCAACTGGAAAATATAGTTCAACAAATATATTTGCTGACGATGGCGTAATTTATAGAGAGTCTGTTCTTAAAAATGATACGTTTACATTTACAAACGATAACGATATTATTAGTGTTATTAAAAATGTTGTTGAGAAAAATATCTCAAACAAGCCAATGTATCATTTTTACTTAAACAAATTTGTTGCTAAAGATTTCCCACAAGTTATTAAATGGAATCAAATTAATTCAACTGTTAATACTTGTACAGGTTACTTTACTGATGCTAACGGTGAAGTAGTTCAAGTAGAGCAAACAAATAATACAAAATATCTTAGTATGGGCGGTTTAATTAGAATGAATGCTCCATCAGGCTTTCATTTTATGAAAAACGGAACAATGATGTCTGGTGATGATACAAGTCATCCTGGAGCATCAAATCATACATGGTGTAGTATTACACAAATAAAAGGCAACGGATTAGGTGACGGCACTGGCAACGGTAGAAATATAAGTGGCGATGGTGCTATAAC